CTTCATGTTCTGTAGCGCACTAAAGTCTACAACATTAGGGTCAGCAAGCTTAGGTGAATAGTTAGTTAAGTAGACATTCTCAATGAATCCACGCATGATAGCTGTTGAGGCTAGTGTCATGGGTCGAATCATATCTGCTACAGACAAACCAAAGAATTCGTGAGGTACTTCAAAGGGACAAAGAGTCGCCAATGGAATCATATCACAGTCTTCTTCAAGAAGAATTGTTGAACCAGCAATAATAAAATGTTTTAGTTCAGCAATACCGTCACCATCACGGTCTACACGTAACCAACACTCAATAACAGTGAGTTGTCGATTAGCTTCAGAAGGGAATAGCTCCCTTGAATTTCCCCCTAGCCAGTACTCTTCACCAACCAGACGCTTTCGAGCAGCTTGCTCTTCGGTGTACTTGGTAGCCCAATCATAGCTACCGTCTCCAATGGCGTCCCAGTCAATATTCTCTGCAATATCAGGGAAAAACTTTCGGACCTCTGAACGGGTCATATCAATCTGAATACCCACAAACGCAGCATCATCTAGTGAGTGCGCATCCCGTGTAATACGGAAACATTCTGGGTGTACGTTCTTAATTAAGATACGTGTTTTGTTAACTTTCTTTTTAAGACGAACATCTTTGTATACCATAGCATAGTAGGCATTACCTTCTTCGTCTGTTTTTAATTCTTGTTCGTATTCAAGTGTACCAATAACTTCGGTATCTGCATCAGCAAGAATAATATCAAGGTTCTCTTGATCAATAGAATCATACTCCTCAAATGAGTAGTCAAAGTCTTCAATAAATTCCCATCTTACAATACTATTTTTCCATAGCAAAGCAGACTTAACCCATGTATTTAAGATTTCCCAACCAGGGTTCTGTTTAAAGATAGCGTAGTTGACTAAGTCAGAAGCTACTTTAGCTTGGTGAAAATCTGTTGGGGTGGTTCCTGCAGGAATAAATCTGGCAATACGGTTGTTGTTGAACATTAGTTCAGCAAGAATAGCCGAATAACCCTCAATAGCTTCCACTGTATCTGAGGATACAATTTGGGAAACACCCTGTGGTGTTAAGTGGAATTGTGGCATCATGCCATATTCGTAAGTGGCTTTCTGTCGTTCTCGAGCTAAGTCAGAACTGTTTAAGAAGTCACCAACAGAGTTCATTACACCCTGTTCAATCATAGCCAATAGTTCGTTATCGCCTACTGGATCTTTGTATCTATCCACAAACCGGATAATATCGCTGCTTTTACTCATTGTTAACCTTTCTTGGCTATCATTCAATCAATCATGGTCAACAATGACCTTTGTATATCTTCTGGACGTCCACCCGCCAGTCGCCCCGAGTTAGGACACAAGGGACTAATTTAACCCTGCCCTCGAATTGGTAGCGTACGACCGCTTGTATTACCAACTTTTTCTTTGGGGTTTAATTGCTTAGGAGCAGAAGGCGGTTTAATAAACTGCTTAATGTCCTTTGTTTGTTGTTTGTCATTATAGAATACTGTCATATTACCACTTTACTTTGTTAGCCCAGTATGCTGCGGACAGTGGTCCTTTGGCAATATCTGCGGCATGTCTTGCTTTAAATGCTTCATTTCTTTTGGAACCATCAGGACTACCTACAGCACCCTGTTCACCAAAACGAATTGTTTTAATTGTGTCACCACTTTTTGCAACTACAATATGACTCTTAGTTGGGTGGCTTGGTGTTCTTTTAGGTTTATTAAAACCAGATACGCCAGCCCTTTCTAATCTTGAATCTTTTTCAGCCATATTATTTTCCTTTTTTAGAAGAGTCCCTAAAAGCTTTATCCGTTGGAGCACCTTTGGTACCAGGCTTACGCATCTTTTCCTTAGAACCTTCTTTAATACGTTCTCTTTTAGCATGGATGTTATCATACAATCCTTGTTTAGTTGCCATAATACTCCTATAACCAATTGGTTTCTATTTGTTGAAATGTCCCCATACGTTGCGTAAAAGGTACATTGTTAGTTGTTAGTTTGTCACCGTGAGTTCTGATAACTTCTAGTGCTATTGCCAAAGCAATAACAGTGTCATCATTATGGCCAACAATAGCATTAGTCTTTCCAGAATCATCTGCCACATAGTTCATTAACTCCCCAATAATAATTCTTGAAGGAATCCAGATATCTTCCTGCTCAATAGCGTTCTTCAGGAAACCAATAATAGCAGGTTTAGAAGCAGAAGTAGTTCTCCAACCAATACGTGTACCCTCTTCTTTGGAGACATTAGCCATCTTAGTCTGATAATACATGTTAACATAACCCATTTGAGTTAGTCTATTTAATGTAGCAATACCCATTGAGTTAGATTCTACGGCTAATAGAGCGTTGTTGTAGTACCTACCTAAGTAAAACAAAAGATCACCAAATTGACTAGGGTCAATAGTATTATTTCTGTATACAGCACAAACTTCCCTTTTACTGTTCATAACTACTGCAGTAGAATAGTCTTTACCAACCCCTAGTGATACATCAGCACCAATAACAAAGGAGTCTTCAAAGGTAGGAAATTTAAATATCTCAATAGAACCCCTTGGTTTCTCCTCCATCATCATAGATTCAAAACTAAACTCCATTTGTTTAAGAATGGGTTGAGGAACTAAAGCAGAAAGCTTCTCAATATTAAAGACGTTAGATCCTGAAACAATAAATGCTTCTTCAGGTGTAGCCGGATACTCTTGCTTAAACTTATCTAAGCCTCCCTCAGCTATCTTTAATCGTCTCCAATACAGTTGTTCGTTGTCTAGGTTAAACCTTGTTACTAAGACTTCTTCTTCGGATGTTCTTTCAAAAGTAATTTTATCAGGGATTTCCCTGCGATACTCTGACATTAAGAACCATGGTACAAATATGGCAATGTATTCGTTTTCCCCGGCAATAGCACCCTTCCACAATCTGTGAAAAGCATTACCTACACCGTTAGCTGTACTCTCCAAAATAACCTCGGTACCTTTAGCCTGAGAAATACCCTGAAATAAACCAGCTAGGATTTTCTCATCATGAGTCCAAAAGGCTACCTCCGATAAGTGTGCTATTGTGGGAGTAGTTCCCCTACCCGCTTCAGGAGCACCCGCAGTGTATAGCCTGTATCCTGAGTCGTTATGTTCAAACATAATCTCTTTGGCATTAGACTTCTTAAATGCAGGTCTGAACATAGGATCCATGTTTGAAATAGTATTTCTGGACATATTAAACAGAGCGTCTGATGTAGCCGCATCATGAGCCATAACAACTGATTTGTTGTAGGCGTTAAAGTAACTCTTCCAGAATACCCTTGCTGTGGTATACGTACTTAAACCCATTTGACGGGCTTT